CGCGAGCGCCTGAATGGGCAGGTAGTCATCATCCGCAGGCGTCAGGCTCTCGGTGAGTTCGATAATTTGTGTTAGTTCGTTCTCTGCCATCACACCACCCACAACCCGCCGCCGCCGTCGGTTACGATGATCGCGTCGCCGTCCGTTGCGAGCGTCGGAATGCTCGCCAGCGTCACGGTATCCGGCTCGCCGCGGACAATCTCAGTATCCAGATAGGTGCTGCGGGTCTGCGGATCTGTCTGCACGCCCTGGATATCGTATGCCTGCCCGCTTGAGACAAAGCGCATGCGCTCTTCCACCTCTGGATATGCGCCGCGCAACGCGATACGATGCGTGATCGTGCCATACGTTTGTTCAGCGGTGTCCGTCTCGCTCACAGCGACAGGCGAGACACGGCACGGAACGTTGATCAGGCGACTACTGATCAGTTGCCACGCCTCTACCGGTTGCCCATAGGTGTCTTGCGCGGCATTCAAACGCTGCACCGTGCCAGTCTGCGGGTAGAAATCCGCCAGGTTGCGCAGCAATTTCGGATGTATCAGGTGAGATCGCGCAGCCATTCATTCATCCATATCTCACGAGCGGCAAACTCGCTCACGTTCTGCTCGGCAATGTCCCAGGCGGTGCCCTCACGGGCCTCTTCCTCATCTGCCAGTTCCCGCTGGCGTTCGGCCTGGAAACGGAACTCACGTGCCAATGCCGCGCCATCTGTCTGGATATCCAGCAGTTTGATGACCTTCTGAATGTATAGCTCACTCCCGGCCACCGTCTCGTATATGCGGGCAATGGCGCGCCGCATGTTACTGTTTTCGAAACTAAAAAACACGTTGTACTCCTCATCCGTGAAAACTGGATCAGTCGTGTCTGTGTCTTTCAGTGCCAGAAGGCGGAGATTTCCGACGGTTGTTCCGGGTACGTACGTTGCGGCCATCGCGTGCAGGCTCCTCTAGTCTCATCTGCCCTTCGGGCGGTTCGGGCGGCGCTGGTTTCAACGCCGCCACTGCTGCCGTGAGCGCCTGAAGTTCTTTCAGTATCGCGTCCAGACGCTCATCAGTGCCGTTTGTCGCGGGCTGCATTACGAGCCGCTTCCGTTACTAGCCACCGTGCAGCGGAAGTCCGCCAATTGCCCACCGAACACATGCATAACGCCCCACTCGTAGCTATTGCTATCGAATGAGCCGATGGGGATTTCGGTGTTACCGGTCAAGCTCACGGCGTCCGGACGGCGGCGGAAGATCGCAGGCGCGCCCCCCAGGAGCGACAGGAACCCCACTTCAATCGCCGGGCGCCCACTGGTAGGTGATGCGAACAGATACCACGAGGTATCGCCGTTGCTGTCGGCAATGTACGGCAGCCACGGGTTAACCACAATCTGCGTTTTATTCGCCATCCAATTAGCGGTAATAATCCGCTGCTCTTCGGCAGGGGCAGCGTCAGCGCCCTGTCCCACCAGGCCCACCTCCAATTGCGTCGCTTCCAAGATACTCCGTGCGACAATCTCCAGAGCAGGCGGAACAACGAGCGTCACGGCGTCAACGAAGATCGGCAACCCGTTTTCGTCGGTTTGATTTTTCAGTACCGTGTATGCCGTCTGGAGTGCACTAATTGACAACGTCGGGTTGCTCGTAACAACGTTGTTATTCGTCGCGTTATACACAGCCGCGAGCGGCCCCGACGTGCCTGCGTACAACTCAGTTACGAACTTCTCTTCACTCCGGCGGGCGCCTTCTGCGAGACTAGTGGGCAAAATATCAAACGCCCCCAGGTCATCATTCACCAATGTTTCCATCGTCATCTGAACTTTGCCTACATATTTTTTGACGGCATAGTCGGCAAGTTCACGATCTTCCACGGCCCTATAGCCCACGCCGGTCGTGCCTTCGGGCGCCTCTACCAGGAGTTGGTTGCCGCCAAATGTGGCAAGCGTTTTGACATTGCGAAAATCGGGCACCATACGTTGTTGAGCATAGGCCGTCCAGTTTGTGCCGTATACCATATACGCAGAGGCCAGGCGACGCGAGAGAATATCCCCAAACAGATTGGGAAAATCGCTCGTACTCATTGCTTCACGAAGAGGGATGCGCGAGCGGCGTGCTTGCAGATCATTCAAGTACGTTTGTACTTCAATGAGTTTCTGTTTGTATTCGGTTGTGTTCCGGTTAACCTGTGCATGTTGGCGTGCCAACGCTTCAAATGTCGCCACGTGTGCATTGTTGGCCTCCATCAGGCCCGTAAATTCAATACTCATTATCGCACCCCCCGCGCTGCAATCTTGGCGCGCTGTTCATCCATGCCGCTCACCCGAAACGCCTCTTCGAGTTTCGCGTCAAGATCGGCGTCCGTAAGCACCGCAGGCGCGCTGCTACCCATCCCGCGAATGAGGCCCGACGGCGCCGCCTCTGCTAGTTCGACCCAGGCCACGTCGCTCGCCTCTTTGATGTGCTTACCGAACTCGGTATAGTCAATCGCCATACCATCCTCGGTATACGGGATGTTGCGTTCCAATTCCCGCGACAGGCGGGCGACCGTGCGCTGCGGGAGTTTGCTATCGAGACGCTCCTGAATATAGTGCCGCGCCTCAGTCAGCAGGCGCGCCTGCCGCTCTGCCTTCAGCGCCTCCTCAAGTTCCGTTCGCACATTGACATGTGCCTGATTGGTTTCCTCCAGACGGGCAAGCCGCTCCTGGAGTGCTGTCAACTCTTCTGGTTTCACTTTGCCCCTCCGGACTTTTTCAGTTGGCTTATCTTGACGCGACTCCATCAGACGCGCCACTCTTCCGCCCGCGCCTGCACGCGTGACGAAATCCACACTATCGGCCCTGATCAACTGCTCAATAATGCGCCCCTTGCGCCCATCCACCTCGCCAGTGCGGTATGCGCCGTGTGCACGGATGGATACGTCCAGATCCTCGCCAATAGCCGCAATGAGCGGACGATGATTGTTGTAGTATTCGATATCGGCATATAATCCATCATCCATCCATATCGCGTCACTCGCTAGTTTGCCTGCCAGATCGCGGATGTCGCGTTCGGGCCGTTCGGCCTCCTCGGTTTTGGTTGGATGATTGAGGTACAGTTGAGTGCCAGCGGTAAAAACGTTCGGGCCGTCGCGGCGCAATACCTCTGCCGGATAATAGCCCATAGCGCCCCAGCCAGGCGTGATGATGCGAATGAGGGCGCGCCCGTTGCGCTCCTGTTCGCGCAGTTTCGTTTCTGCCAGAAACGACGCTTCTTCCATTTCATCGTCTTTGTACGCCTCATCGGGTTCCATCTCGTCTATCATCTCTTGCAGCATCTTCATGGCGTCCATAACACGCTGCATATTGCGCTTGTTGAGCTTGCGCCCCGCCTCCTGGATAGCGTTTTCCAGAGACGCGGCGGCCTCTTCTGCCTCAGCGAACTGATGATCATCGCACGTCATATCGTCCGACGTCTCGAAATCAAAGCGCGTGCAGATGCCATCCCGGCGAAACTCGCAATTGCCGCACGTCCCCGGCCCATCAGCGGCGCGATAATTCGGTGCGTCTGCTTGCGCTTCGGTTGTCGTGCTTTTCTCTTCTGTGTCCATTTGTTTCGTTATCCTCTCCGACCATCGCCGCCCAGCATCGCCGCCCCACAAATCCCAGGCAATGCGCCACGTCGTTGGCTCGCCATCTTCCAGGTCGTAATGCTCGCTACGATTGGAACCGTGACGGGCAAAGAACGAAACCATCCGCTGGATAGTGTCTGCTGAGATGTTGCGCCCATTTGCCAGGTCACGCGCCCGCGCAATCCCGACATCAGTGCCGCCGCGCCCGTACTCGTCGCGCCAGTCCAGCGCCCGCTGAGCGGCGTCCCGGACGCCTTGCGGCGGCGTGTAACTTTCGGCCTCTTGCGACGTGACGTTGATGTCGAGCGCGGTTTTCTGATCATCAGCAGCAGCGCGGCTGTCGTGCCTGCCCACGACTTCGCCGTCGTCTTTCACAACGCACCACTCATCATCGCACTGGCGGACGGTATAAGGCATTACTGGATGTGCCACACCGAAATTTCAGCACCCGCGCTACCTGCTGCCGATGCAACGCTACTCACGGCGTAGCCGAAGAACACACCGTCGGTATTGAGATTGAGCGCGCTGCTTTCAGTGGCGCTCTGCGTACTGTCGTAATAGATAGCGTCGCCTGCTACCACGGTCGTCTGCACACGTCCATCATTCGGGCCGCTAAACGGCACAACGCGCAACGTTGCTACGTAATCGCCAAATAGCACAGTCGTGTCGGTTGCATCGTTCTGCCCGTCGCCCTCGTCGGTAATCGCAACGCCGGTAATGCTGTTCCACTGCACCGGGTCGCCGCTCGAAGGCGTCGCCGGGTGCGTCACCGTCACCGACCGTCCGTAATCGCTCAGGTACTCAGTGATGTTTGTTGCCATTCGTTCCCTCCAGAGAACAAAAAAAGCGGCGCACCCTCCCGAAGGAGAATGCACCGCTTACGTTTCCGCATTCAGTGAATATATAAAACGCCTAAAGGTTTAAGCGTAGACTATTCTCATTATAAGCGTGTGGGTATGTGTTGTCAATACGGGCTAATGCAACCCTCAATCTCTCCATCGCGCCGTTCGCGCCTGGTGAGCAGGGTACGGGGAAGATTGTAACGTCGCTCGATGAGCACCGCCAGCGATATGACTTGCGGGCGGATGCGCTGCTCGGACGTGGGTAGGAGTTGCGCACATTCCACAAGCGGCGGGTGCAGTTTGAGCAGTGCCTCGCGGATCTTCTGCTGATCACTCATCGCGTGCCCTCCTGTGTTGTACAGCGCAGCGACAGCCGGGAAATCTCGGCTCGTGATAGTCGCCCGACGGGAACGCTTGCGCCATCGCTATCCAGCCCACCGCCGCATTCTGCCTACACCCGTCGCTCACCCGATCATCCCCCGTCGTAATCCAGCGATGCTGCATGCGGATGCCCTCCCGCGCAATGCGCTCGGCTGCCTGTCGTTGTGCGGTGCCATATGCGTTCGCTGTCTCGGTCACGGCTACAAGCTCGGCGCGGTTGCGTAGGTGTCGCTGCGGCATTGGCGCGCTGAACTCGGCAAAGCGGGCGCGTATCTGGCGCGCCATCTCGGTATACGATGTGCCCTGCTCCATCCCCTCAACCATCAGCGTACGGATATAGTCTCGCGTCGTATCATTGATCATCGTGACGCGTTGCGCGCCGTAATCGCGTAGGAACTGCACAGCCTCCGGGTTGTCAATATCGAAGGCGATGCGTAGGCCTGCCTCCCGCTGGATGTCTTCATTGCCAACAATCCAGGACGCCCGCGCCGCCGCTTCTATCGGCGCCGTCATGACCTGCTGCGTCAGTTGCACGGTGTCAAGCCAGGCGGTAATCCAGATGTTCTCCGGCACACTCTCTTGGAGTGGCGCCGGAAACGCGTCTCGCAGTTTCCGCAACTCACGCAGAAATGTATTTGATTGACGCTTGAACGCATCGCCCATCGCCCGCGACAGGCGGCGCTCAATCGGACGGAGCCGCCTGTCGCGCTCGTTCGTACCAAGTGCCTCAGTGATGCGATCAACGGTGGTCATCGCCTGTCCCCTCCCGCACCGCTTCTACTATTCGCCGCGCCACCTCTTCCATATCCGGCGGTGTGCCATCTCCAAAGTCGCCGGGCTGCCAGTCGTCGGGGTACATCGCGTCCAGTTCTTTGTCTACATCCTCAACACCGAGCGCAATGAGGAGGAGGCGCGCCACCGTGCGAGCGCTCACCGTCTGCGATTGATACGCCGTGGTGATGGCCTCGACACGCTCTTTCACATCGATGTTAATGATCTCTGGGAAGTCAATCGCAATGCTGCTGTCGTATGGCTCACCCGTCTCTGGATTGATGTTCCAATCCAGGGTAATGGTGTTCTGCCCTGGGTCGGCCTCGTCTGGATCTTGCTTCACATCCGCCATATCTGCCAGCGCGCCCTGTGGCGATGTGACGGCGTTCTTCACAACGTAACCGAGGATATCTTGCAGCACGTTGCGCCACATTTCCTGGCGGTTGCGCATCATCAGTTCAGTCGGCCTGTCCAGGCTCTTTGCTGTGGCGTGGTTGCCGACATCGGCGTCGCCATAAAATACCTCAGGGATGCCTGCTGCTGCTGCAACCATCAGTAGGAAACGGCGACCATCCTCCGGCGCAACCGACAGGCCGCGAATGTTCAGCGGCTCGTAATCGGCATCATTGTTTGCCCGAATGAACGCGCTGCCGGTTGCGGTTGCCGGGTTGGTTTCGCGCCAGTTCTGGCTGCTGATCGTTGAGGCTAATTTGTTTTTGGCCTTCGCAACACCACCCGCGCCGCCGCCCGTCGTCACTTTGACAGCAATGCGGCTCACGGCTTGCGTGTAACTGTGGATACTCTCCAAGAATACCTTGTACGCCCGTGCCCAATCCATCTGGGCATACACCGTTGACAAGCCAAACTGCCACCAGGACATGCCGCCCACCTTAACGTGGTAGATCGGCGCGTCCCATTCGATAGCGATGCCATTGTAGGCATCGGGCTTCTGTCGGGGCGTGTAGCGCCAGTCGGGATAGTACGCAGCGCGGTAGCCGCCTTGCGCACCCGTCTGCGTCCAGCGACGCAGGTAGTACCACGGCTCTTTCGCGTCGTCGGGGTTGCACACGATTTCCTGTATCTCAGCAAGCGGCACACTCCGCACGCGCACGCGCCCAGAGCGTTGGTTTGTAAAGAGCACAAAGAAGAGGTTGCCCGACACTTGCAGATCAACATCTTTTCCCATCATTGCTTGCGTGCGGGTAAGCTCGGCCTGATTGCGCTCATCATCCCAGAACGATTGAATGACGTCGTTGATTTCAGCATTCGGCGCGCTCACCTGCACGCCCTGCCCGAACGTGTAGAATGTTTTGATGTTGATGCCGCGCTGGATAAGCGGGTTTTTGAGGTACATCACCTCAGCAATGTTTGCCGCCCTTTGAATGGATTGACGTGTAAACTGATCGCGACTGCTGAGCAGTTGTTCCCAGTATGAATTCGGGCCGTACAAATCCAATTCAAGTTCGTTAATGTGGCTCTCCAGGAGGGGCGTCAGCGCCTCGAAGTACGCCAGCGCTTCAAGGTACGCGCCCTCATTCGTCGGCTGCTGCGGTTGATACGGCATGCCGTTCGGCAATACAAGCGTGCTCATGTACTCACCATCCTGATATTCCCGGTATGTCATCGGTGTAGTTGATGACATAGCCGACTGGCGGGTGCGCTGTGAGATGGTACGCGCCTATCGCGAGGCTCATCACGCAGTCCTGTACCAAGTTGCGATCATCCCATTGGTATCCCATCAGTTCGCGGCGCTCCTGTTCTGTCCAGTCTGCCTTGAGTGTACCTTGCTCCAGGAGCAATTGCAACGCCTGAATGGCCTGCACCTTGCTTTTGCTACTCGTGACAAACGGCTCAGCAGGCACCGAAAGGTTTTCAATCAGCGGGTCGCCGATGCCGTTGCTTTCAATGACGAGTTTTCCAGGATAGTGGTTCCATGCCTGCTCTATATGCTGCTGTATGACCGGATACGGCAGACGTTCCAGGCGCTCGTGGTAGACGCGCTGAACGGGCTGCACCGACACGTCGAACACGTTGATGACCGTGGCATCCTGCCTACGTCCAACGTCTACACTCAACAGGTACAGACCGCCAGAGTAAAATGGCTGCTCACCTACGGCGCCGTGCGTGGCATTGGCGATGCCCTCTTCGCTGAACACTGCCAACCCGGACATCACGAAATCGCATTCAAACTCCGCCGCCCATTGCTGAGAGGTGTACTTCGGTCGCTCCTCAAGGTACCAAGCGGCCTGATCGTGCGGTACGCCTGCCGCCTGCTCTTCTGGCGTGTAGTAGCGTGGGCAATGGTGCCAGGGATGCACGAAGTAGCGGAAGCCGCTCTGCTGCCCATAGAGTTCGCTAAACAGGTTGCCGCGCCCGTTCGGCGTGCTACCGACCACCAGGCGCCCGCCCTGAGCTAATGCCGGGCTGATGCTCTGGTAGATCTCCTCGTCATACGCAGCATAAGCGAACTCGTCAAGGTAAACGATATTTGCCGCATAGCCGCGGCCTGCTGATGGGTTGGCAGGCAACGAGAGAATGCGCGATCCGTTTGCGAACTCCATTTCGCTCTGGTTCCTCTTGCGAAGTGCAGGCGGATTCCGAAGGTTGTGGTAGGCCACGAAACAATAGCGCAACATATTGACGGCGAGCGCCTGGTTGCGACTCACCAAAAGTACCGTGCTTTGCGCGTCGTGAATAGCGGTGTACAGCGCCTCAATTGCAAATACCTGAGAGAAACCGATCTGGCGCGCCTTGAGGACAAACCGCCGCGGCTCCTCGTAGGCATCCAGGTATGCCGCCTGATAGTCGTATGGCTCGAAAGGTATCAGGCCGCGCACGGGATGCACAAGCATTGCCTCATTGCGCGCCCATTCCAGAGGGGTAGGCACGCTCTCACCCGTCGCCTGTGGTGCGGCGCTGTTCGTTAGCGGCAATAATGGCGCCGATGGTTTCGCCCGGTAGGAGCTTGTGGAGGAGGTCGATTGATTTGGTAACGCTATCAAAGTCATCAGGCTCTACACTTGTCTGATCTAAGAATGAATACAGACGTTCGATGTATTTTTCGACAACACCCATGTACAAGGTTGCGGCCCGCTCTCCCTGCC